TCTCCTCGAATACTCCCGACAGTACGGCAAGGCACAGGCCAAGTTCCAAGAGGGCGCTGCTCAGGTCTCCATTATGAAGGACATGGAGCGAGGACAGCAGCAGCAGATCAGCCGCATCATCCCGGATAGCCTCTACGACTACACGTTCCAGGACATCCTCTAATGCCATTCCAATCCACAGACGCGCTCGATGACCAGATGCTTCTGGATGGAAGCAATGGCTTCTCCACCGGTGTCATCTCCGCCACTCGTCCAGATGCCATTCCTGCCACGAGCATGGAGTCGGCCATCAACATGGACTACGACGACTTCGGCAACCTCGTCACGCGTCTCGGGACCATCTCGCTCTCCGGAAACGCTCTCTCATCCAACTGGGAGGATGTCATCACCGCTTGGGAATCAACGACATCCTACTTCGGATCCAACCTACCGACCAACGCAGAGGTCATCTCCGGATTCTACTTCGACACGGCCACATCCGAACGTCTGGTCATCGCAGTCAACGACCGGAACACATCCGTCCAGAGCCTGTACTACGGTTCCCCGGGCATCTCGTACAACCAGATCGCAGGCTCAACGATCAGTTCGCTGGCGACCTACGTCTACTTCGCGCAGCTCAACAACAAGCTGTTCTACTCGGACGGCATCGGATCACTGAAGTACATCACCAGCGCCAACGCCAACTCGGCTGTCACCGCCGGCAAGATCAGCCGCATCGATGTCATCAATCAGGGATCGAACCTATTCAACATCCCTACTGTCACCATCTCCGCTCCTCCAAGCGGAACGACCGCCACCGCCGAAGCCATCGTGGCCAATGACGGAAACCTGGTTGCCATCAACATCACCAACCCTGGCAGCGGTTACATCACGGCTCCAACGGTCAACATCAGCGGTGGCGGCGGCGCTCACGCGGTCGCATACGTTTCTCTCACTCCCCCGGGCAAACCGCTCTACCTCACCACCCACACCAACCGAATCTGGTGCGCGTCAGCCGATACCTCCAACCCCCCGGACACACTCTTCTTCTCGGACATCCTCGACGGTGAAACGTGGGATCCGCTCGGATCAATCCGCGTTGGCGGCGACGGCGACCCTATCCGTGGCCTCTACTCGTGGTTCGGGTACAAGCTGCTCGTCTTCAAGGAACGCTCCATCTGGAGCGTGGACGCCGATCCTACGCAGGATCCCGCCGACTGGATCATCTCCATCATCAGCGGGAACATCGGCTGCTCCTCGCACCGGTCCATCGCAGCCGTAGGTGCCGACGTCTTCTTCCTGTCCCGCGACGGCATCCGCTCGATGGCTCAGATCCAGGCGGGCACCCAGACCAGCGTCGGCCTCGCGCTCTCCAGCCCGATCAACGACCTCATCAGTCGCATCGACAAGACCAAGCTGGAACTGTGCGACGGTGTCTTCTGGAACAACCGCTATCTGCTCGCGGTCCCGTTCATCACAAGCGGGCCATTCTCCGTTGGCCTTGAGAACGAGTCCGCGCTGTTGCTGGAATCTGGATCGGACCTCGAAATGGAAGGCGCTTTCATCCGCAACAACGCGGTCATCGTCTATCATTCACTGGCCCGCTCGTGGCTCGGCTATTGGGACAACTGGCAGGTCAACGACTTCATCCCGACCGCATTCTCCGAGTTCGGCCCTGTCCTCATGTTCGCCGGCGAAATCATCTCGCTGAGCGATGGCGCTGGCCAAGTCTGGTCCTTCAACGACTACCTGCCCAACACCCGCCTCAGCCCCATATCCAGCTCGGCCTACCTCGACGGCGGCAGCACCTACGAATCATCGGTCATCACCAAGGCGTACAACCTCGGTGAACCCATACCCGACAAGATTGGTTACAGCATCCAGATCGCGCTCGATAACCCGTACACTTCGAGCATCGGTGCCGCGCTCTCGTTCTCCACCAACATGAGCGGCTCGTTCACGAGCATCGATCCAGCCATCAGCATTCCTAATACCCAGAAGTACTTGGCTGCATACAACCTCATCAGCCGTGGACGCTGGAACACCATCCAGTTCAAGATCAACACCACCAACGGAAGCCGACTGAGCCTTCAGTCCACGATCCTGTCCGGGTTCGTTGATTCCGTGCGGCCACAGCAATGACGCCGCACCCCACCATCATCGCCGCTGCCAAGCTGCTGAAGGAGAAGTGGCCTACTTGTTCCACGTGGAACAATGACCAGATCCTCAACTGGATCGGAATCTTCAACGCCAAGAAGCAAATCGGGATCGTGCAGGATGAGAATGGCGAATGCTGTGGAGTAGGAGCCGTTCGGTTCCTGCATTCTGCGGAACAGGCGGAAGACATCTACGCCAATTACCCCGACGGCCACATCGCATGGATCGAGATGGTGGCGACAACCAAGCCGTTGGCTGTGCAAACCCTGTGGTTGGCCATGAAGAACATGTGCCCGCCGCAGGTCACCAAGCTGGGAGGGGTGCGGAAAGGCGTTTCCCGTTTGTACGATTTTCAGCGGTATCACACACTTCTGATGAACAGGATTTGATATGGGTGGAACATACAGGGCACCAGACATGGCGGCGGCGAACCGGGAAGCTGTGTACGCCCAAATGGAAACCTTCCCGATCATTCGGGAACTGGAACTTGCTGGCCGCATGGGCCAGAAAGGCAGCTACATCGTCCTCGATAAGGAGGGTAATCCTAGGCTCGATGCGTCCGGCCAGCCCATCACGAGAGCTTACGATTTTACCGGAAGCGGCGACGTTGATCTCAGTCGCCAAACCGCCCTTGAACTCGCTCGGATAGCTCCCGAGCTGGCCAAACTTCAGCTTCAGGCATCCACACAAGATGTGGGTGGCGGCAGAAATCTAGGCCAAGCATTTGCCCGTCAGCGCCGCGCTGAACTCGAAGCCCTAGATCCCACTCGCTTCGGGCTCTACGAAAAATTCTTGGAGGACATGAGGCAGGGAGCTGCTCAGGAGGCACAAGCCGTTCCTGAAGCCCCCACCTACGAGCGTGTCGGAATGCCTGCCGCGCCGCAGGATGTCGGTTCTGCGGCCCAGATGCGTAGGGATCTCGAACGCCAGATCGCATCCGGTCTGGCCCAGGCAGGGACGCTCGATCCCGCCATGATGCGAGCCGCAGAACAGGCCGCTCGCGCTCGTGGAACCGCCACCGGCAACATCCTCGGCAACCTCTCCGCATTCCGCGAGGCCCGCGCCGTCAACGAGGCGATCTCCAACGCGGATGTTCAACGCCGTCAGCAAGCTCTTGGCCTACTCCAGAGCGGTCAGACCACGAGCGATGTCGCCAATCGACAGGCTCAGGAGGCGTTCCAGAACATCCTCGCGGCCACCGGCCAGAGAAACACGGCGGCGCAGCAGACTTTCGCAGGCCAGATGGCTCAGCAGCAGCAGCGGCAGAATGTGGGCCAGCAGAACATCGCCAACATCCAGTCCGCCCTGGGACTCCAGCCGATCGTTTCGCAAGCCGCTCAGCTCGGCGGTCTCCAGCAGGGTGCTTCTCCGTTCGCACCTCCTCAGCTCTTGCAAGGCCCTCAGATGGCGTCGCCGGGGCAGCTCATGCAGATGGGATCCAACTTCGCTCTTACGAACGCCCAGAACCAGTTCCAAGCATCGCAGGCAGGGTCTCCGCTGGCCATGATCAGCGGTATCACCGGAGGCATCGCAAACCTAGGAAGGTCATATTCTGGATTCGGACTTGGAGGCTGATCTATGGCTGAAATCGGAACGCCACTCGACACGCTGACCGAGCAGACCTACTGGGTCAAAGGACGAAATCCTGATACCACGTTTGAGTTCATCGGAGAAGATTCGACGGAACCCATCTCTCCGTTCGAGCGGTATCTGCTCGCGTTGGAAGACCTTCAGCCCCCGGTGTCGCTGAACTATGCACCAACGCAGACGGTTTCATACACTCAACCAGACCTGCGAAGGGCATTTCCACCTGTCACGCCTTCCGGATACGCCGAGCCTCCGGTAGATCCGATGAGCTATTACGAACGCCCCACAACCATGGCCACCGGAGGCGGAGGTGGTTTCGACAACTTGGGCGGTGGATTCAACAGGACTCAACCTGCAACAGGAGGCGGTGTTGCAACATCAACACCCACCAAGACGACCACAACCTCTCCATCCACAGGGCAGGTGTCATACAAGCCTGGAGAATATGATCCCTCCACGGGAATCGGTGTCGTCTATTTGCCTGGTCCCGATGAACAGGTCACAAGTCAGCAAACAGCGAAGCAGACTACCTCTCCGTGGGGAACAGCCGTTGTTCCGGGTGGAGGAGGTGGAGCAGGAACAGGAGGTGGAGGAAGAAGGGTTGTCACCAATCCAGATTCGCCATATTTCGGAATGGAATATGGAACTCCTGTGCCTAACATGCCTGGAGTTAAAATTGGGGACTATTTCGTAGATAATGACGGCAGGGTTTATGATTGGGAAACGGGATTTGGCCCTGCAACCAAACTCCCAGACACCCCTCTTGTTGGCCCACGTTTCGAGACCGATCCAGTCAACGTAACGATCCCGGTCGATACAAAGCCACCTGTCGTCACGACTCCGCCTACCAAGACGGAGACCACTACACCACCTACCGAGAAAAAGACTGAATACGTCGTAGTCAGACAGCCTACCACTCGAACGAGAGGAGAGCCGGAAACATTCACTCCTTTTCAGTTCGTCGAACCCACGTTCACGCGGCCTCCGCTGACCGGACCGTCGATCACCAACAGACCGATCACGGTAACTCCGTTCCCCGAACTCACCACCATTCCCACCGATACCCGCCGGGCTCCGGAGGCCCTTCTCAGGAGCTTCCGCGACATCAACTACGATCCCGAGGAGATCCTCGCAGCCGCGATGCGGAGCATGGGCGGGCGCATGGCCCGTCGGTCCATCCTCAACGAACTCAGCTAACGATCTATGGCTACACCGCAAAACTACTCGGTTGATCTCGAAGCCGCCGCTTCACGGCGGATCAATCCGTTCCTCAAGGGCCTGACCATGCTGACCGGTGGTTTGGCTGGCGAGTTCACCGGAACCAACGAGCAGATCCGCGAGCGGAACAGGGCTCGCCAAGCGCTGCTTAAGGAGGAGATGGACAAGCGGGATGAGCAGCGGGCGATGGAGCGTCAGTTGATGATCAACGCGCTTCAGTCAGGAGTGGGCCAACTGCAAGGTGCCACGCTTGAGGAGAAGATGGCTGACTTCAGAAACAAGCAGCTTCAACAGAGTATCATCGCATCTGAGGCTACAAGATTTGGGCTTGGCCAGACTACTGGTCCTTCACAGTTTGAAGCGGATCCATTGTATCGAGCCACTGCTGCAAAAGCTCAAGCCGAGATGGCTAAACGCGGCGCTGAACTCACTCAGACCCGTGATATCAATGCCGAGGAAAACCGTCAGTTCCTCGAGGGCCGAGGCGTGACAATACCCGCTGGAGCCACGGCTGGCCAACTTGAAGCTCTTCGCCGCACTGAAGATATCAAGATGCAGTCGGCTATTCCGTTTGAGCAACGTGGAGAAGTCGCCAAAGCCGGTTTGAGAAGGTTGCAATCTCTTGGTGCCTACCCGTCTCCGATGGACGTTTCCAAGATGACGGCTGCTCAGGCTATTGCCGAGGAAGAGCCTGCTTCCAAGCAGTACGCTGAAAGCAAGCGTACATTTGCGTTTCGTGAACGAGAGCAGGCTGAACAAAACGCTGTTCGCGGATTCATGCAGGAAGCTGCCAAAGAAGCTCCCGATCAGACCAAGTTGCAGGAGATGTTCTACGCTCTTCCGGTCGATGCCCAGAAGGATGCTCGCAATCGCCAGATTGCCGGTGTCACGAGTGTCGCCACTCCCAAGGAGCGTGAACAGCTCACCAAGTATTCAGGATTGCTTTCCAAGGCTCAGACCCTCGTTGGAAACATCTCCGAGTTGGCCAAGAGCGAGGATCTGTCCAAGGTTTCGCAGGATAACTTCAATGGGTTCACTAGCTGGCTTCGCGGAGTTACCAACAAGTACGGCACAGAGGATCCAAAGGTCGCTTTGCTCAACGATATTGTTCAGCAGTTCGAGCAAGTCGTTGCTGGTACTCGGAAAGACCTGTTTGGCGCTTCGCTAACTGGAAACGAGTTGGTTTCAGCACGTTCTCAGTTTGGTGATCCCAATTCCGCGAACTTCCTGCGTCGAATGATTACGTTCTTGGATGGGGTGCTCACCAGAGATGTTGTACAGGAAGACTTCAAGGACTTCGGAATCCAAGTCCCTCAAGCTCTTGAGAAACGCGCCCAAGAGGCTCGTGACGCTTGGATGAAGGCTCGGGAAGGATTCAACTTCGGAGGAAAGAAACAGGGTCTCAGTGCTGATAAGGAAGCTCGTCTTCGAGAACTCCGCGCCAAGAAGAACGCTCAATAAAATCATCCTATGGCTCAACTTACCGCCGCAGAAGAAGCTGAACTCGCAGCACTTGAGGCCGAACTTGTCGGGCGCGATACCGTTGATGAGTCGCAAGCCAGACAGGAACGTCTTCGGATGATGGCCGAAGCTCGCGGAGGCGGCGTGTCTGCTGGTCCAATCAGCCCGCAGGCCACTGCTACTGGTCTTCGGTACGGGCTTCCTCTCGCAGCCGGTTTTGCCACCGGAGGTGCTAGCATTCCTGTGATGATGGGAGTTGGAGCAGGAGCTGCGGGTGCCGGCGAAGCAGGAGCCCAGACCGTCGAGAAACTCGCTGAAGGACAGGAATATCGTCCTGGTCAGATTGTCGGAGCGGCAGTTCGCGGTGCCGCGCCGATGTTCAAAGAAGGACCAGGCAAAACAATTCTCACATCCGGATTGACTGGCCTGCTTGGAGGTGTCGCAGAAGGAAGAGTCAAAAGCGTTGGATCCGGTGCCAGAGAAGCTGGCGTGTCAGCACTTGGACCCGCATTCGTTGAAGCTGTAGGAGGCTTTGGAAGAAACCTTGGAAGGTTCTTCTCAAGAGGCGTTTCAAGGGCTGAAGACATCGAGCGAATCGGACCCGGAGTGGAGGCCACTGTAGGCCAAGCATTCCCCGAGCTGGCTGGTCTCGAATCCCGTGTTGCTGCTCAGACCGGAAGCCAAGCACTCAAGGAGCGACTCAATCAGCAGGCCGAGGCAATCACTCGTGCAGTGGTTGGGGTCTCCGGGATGCCCGCTGAGACGTATCCAGACATCGTTCGCCGCGTTGCTTCGACCATGAGCAACATGGATCCGGCATCCATCGAGAGATTGGCCAATGAGGCGGATGCGGTGAACACCGCTCGCAACGCGGTCGAGAAAGCTCGCACCGGAGCCCAGAAGAGCCTGCTTCAGGAATCGCTCTCAGAGGCTGAGAACGAGTTCCGCAAGCGCATCGATCTCGAAACCATGGCCGGTGGGATCAAAGCGGGCGGAGTGCAGCCGTTCCAGTCGGCTGCGATGGGCCGAGAGGTCGAAACCGTGTTCGATGATGCTCGCAAGGCGTTCTCAACCAAGGCAAACGAACTCTACACTCCGGTCAAACAGTTCGAGAACGATCCGGTGTTCACTCTGTACACCAAGCCTTCGGCTAACGTGAACTCTGTTCAGGATGAGGTGCTGGATGTCCTTGCGAAATACCCACAGCTCTCAAGTGGAGCACAAGGTGCTCAGTTCACTCCATATTTCTCTCGTTTGCAGTCGATCCTTGAGAACCGTAATCCCGCATCTCTGAACGAACTGCGGGCGATTCGGGAGAACCTCTACGCTGCTGCGGATTCAGCAGGACAATCGTTCGGCACTCGCGCTCAACGAGACATCCGCAACATCGCCAATCGGATCACCGAGACGATCGACTCTCAGGCTCCTTCAGCGTTCGGGCAGGCCAATGCAGACGCGTTGAGAACTGCCAACGACTTCTACTCCAAGTTCCGTTCTCGATTCGACGAGTTCGGAGTCGCTCAAGCATTCAAACCTGAGCGTATGGAGACCGCTCAAATGGCTGAATCAGTTCGTGGCCGCGTCGCCAAGCAGGGTGTCGAGACTCCGGCGTTCCAGAACGCCATCACGCTCCTTGATGACCTCAAAGCGGCTGGCACTCAGGGTGTCCCAGACTCCAAGAAGCTGGCCGACATCACGCGATCTGGAATTGTCGATCGCTCGCTCAATGCCGAGACCAGAGAACTGAACCTTCGCCAGCTCGCAAGCGATCTGAACAACATCGAGCAGCAGAGTCCTGGCGGGTTGGCCAAGCTCGGGTTCGGAACCACTCAGGAACTCAAGCGATTCGTGCGGTTTGTCACCGGACTTGAGAACGCCGAGAAGGTTGGCCCTGAAAAGATCGTTCAGCTTCTCAACACCGAGACCCCTGCTGGCTTTGCAGTCGCCTCCAGGGCCGTTCAGACGCTTCCGGACGTTGCCACCGTTGATTCGGTCATCTCTGCTCTCCAGAAACGCGCCACGAGCGGTTCTAAGATGGCCAAAGAGACGCTTGATTCTGTCCGTGCCCGCGAAATCGAGGACCTCCTGCTCGAAGTGCGCGGTGGACGACGCGGAGCCGCCACTGGAGCCGTCGGCATTCTCGCAGACCCGACTGAACGAGCCCGTATCGAGCGAATCCTTGGTCCCAAGCTGCTTTCGGACATCGAAAAGACGTTCATTCCGGGCTTTCGCGTGATGGAAGAGGCCCGCGAGGCAGCAGGCCAAGCAGGATCAACCGTTCGTGGTGCTGCATTTGAACGTGCAACGCGAAAAGCAGCCGAATTGCCGGTCCAAATTGCGGCAGGAAAGGGCGCTAGCGGTGTCCTGTCCATGCTCAGTTCAATGGCCGATCTCGGAACCTACGCACTCGTCTCCAAGGCGATCGCCAAGGGAGCGGGTGTCAGCGGCATGCGATCCAGACGCGATTTCTTCAATGAAATGGCCAAAATTGCAGAGCTTCCACAGCCCTCGCAGTTAGCCGCTCTCCGCCGGTACGCAGGCGAAGACGAGATCGAGAAATAATTTCTCAAGAAAAAGTTTGCAACGGTAGGCAACACGGTCCATTCTTTGGTCCGTGAGCGTAAAACTACTCTCGATCAAAGAGATCGCACAGGCACTCGGGACTCATCCCGAGACGGTGCGTCGATGGATCAGGGATGGTCGGCTTCCAGCAATGAGAGCAACGAAGCGCACGATCCGTGTCCGCTCCGACGTAGTCGAACAACTCCTCAGAAACAACGGCAAATGAACAACGCAATCGCAACGACAACCGCTGATCCATCCGCAGAGATGTACAGCAAAATCGCAGACCCAATCACCGCCATCGAGAAGATGGGCGAGTGGATAGCATCATCCGGCATGCTCGGATGCACCAAGGTCGAACAGGGCAAACTCATCGCGTGGCAGTGCGCCGCCGAGAAGAAGACCCCGTTCGATTTCAAGCGCGAGTACCACATCATCGGTGGCTCCCTCTCCATGCGCTCCGACGCCATGCTGGCCGGCTACCGCGCTCGCGGTGGCAAGGTGCTGTGGAAGCAGTTCGACACCAAGGCGGCAGTCGCTGTCTGGAAGTACGACGGCAACGAGTGCGAGATCGGTTTTACCACCGAGGACGCCAAGCTCGCTGGCTTGCTCCCCGCCAAGCCGGGTTCCGGGTGGGCCAAGGATCCGGGTGCCATGCTCCGCGCCCGCTGCATCAGCAAAGCGATCCGCATGCTGGCCCCAGAGGTCGTCGCCGGTATCTACACCCCCGAAGAGACCGAGGACTTCCAGCCCACCGCATCCGAGGTCGCTGTCACTCCCACCAAGGCGTTCGATCTCGTGGCCAAGCTCGAAGAACTGTT